AGCGAAGATGTTGCATGGTGTTTGGATGCCAAAGACCTGGAAATAGACATATACGTAAATCCACGTGCCTGGGTTGGGCATGAAAAAGTTCAAATAATTTAAAAAAAAGTGTTGACAACCAAGACGCATTGCTTTATAGTCATGAAGTAAGTTAGGAAAAGATATCAAAAGTGGGAAGTTATCAGTATGAATCGTAAGACAGATGCAGTTTATAATGTACACCAAGCACTTGAGCTTTCAGTGTACATTGATGATGAACAAGGCTTTATCAAGAGTGGGTATGGCTTTTATGATAGCGATCGTGGTGAAGAGACTAAAGATAATAAAACTTTGATCTTTCAATATATGACTGGTGTTTTAGATATGCCGGAAATTTCAGATGCACAAAAAGAACGTGCCGCTGAGATCCGTGAATATTTTAAACAGTCTCTGGTTGGTAAAAAACTTATGGGCACCCTTAATAGTTTTGAAGATGGTGTTATGAAGTCAATTGGAGTTGAAGAAACTTCAGGGTTTGGTATTAGTGTTATTGCTAGTCTACCTAACAGTTTGCGTATTGCTAAAAAGCGTGATGACCTAGATGATTGGTTTGACAACTTGCGTAACAAAAGTGAGTTTGTAGGACGGCGTGGTGAGCGTCTCCGCTTTAGTGCATATGTGCGTGATGTGAAGTTTATTGTAAAATACGGAATACATCTGGTAACCTGTGTTGATAACGATGAAAACATCATTAAATTCTTTTACAGCAAAGAGCCTGACATCAGTGGATTGTTGGAAGGAAAAACTGTTACATTAACAGGTAAAGTTAAACAACATGACATCAGTAAGTTTTCTAACTGTAAAGAAACTGTAATTAATTACGTAAAAGTAGAAGAAAGTACTTGACTTAATGAATACCGATGCTATTATGGATATATAAACAGCAAATGGAGTGAGAATCAGATGCAACAGATTATAGTACATAGCGGAACATATCGTAATATGCCTGTAACGGACAAAGTTTTTAAGCTAACAAAAGAATACAAGGAAGGCGCAAGCGGTCCTTATATTACTGTTTGTGGTAAAGAGCATAGTGACATGCCAGATCGTAATGTCCGTATTAATGTTAAAAACCAAGAGTGTTTTTCGTTTATGACAAACGGTGAAGTACAAACACCAGAAAAAACTGAATCAGATGAAGAAATTATTGAACGGCTTCGTGAACGGTTCCAAGTATTAGAAGATATGTCTTATGCCAGCTGTGATGGTGTAGTACGTGGAATGGTTGTTACTGGACCTCCAGGTGTAGGTAAATCCTACGGTGTTGAAAAAGTTATGCGTGAAGCCGAAATGATGAACAAAATGGGCGGAGGTGCTAGTAGCACTGGACGCAAATACGGAATGGAAAAAGGTGCAGCAAGCGCAATTGGTTTGTTTAAGTTGCTGTATGAATATTCCAATGCAGGAAGTGTGCTTGTACTGGATGACTGTGATAGTGTGCTGTATGATGAGACAAGTTTGAACTTGCTTAAAGCTGCTCTAGACAGTAGCCCAAAGCGTTTCCTAAGTTGGCGTAGTGAAAGCCGTGTGCTTGCCAATGAAGGTATTCCTGACCGTTTTGAATTTAAAGGTTCCATTATCTTTATTACAAACTTAAAGTTTGATAAGACACGTGGTAAACTGAAAGATCACTTGGATGCGATCATGTCACGTTGCCACTACTTGGACCTTACACTGGATACAATGCACGAAAAGTGGTTGCGTTGTAAGCAGATCGTCAGTGACGGTATGCTAACTGATTATAAGTTTGGTAAAGAAGAGCAATCAGATTTGCTAAATTATATTCATGATAACCGTAACAAGCTACGTGAAATGAGCTTGCGTATGGTTTTAAAGATTGCCGACCTGAAAAGGATGAACGGCGATAAGTGGAAGCGTTATGTAGAAATGACCTGCATGAAGCGTTCCTAAAACAGAAGTACAGTAGTGGACCTCCTCTGTCTGCGTCACTCTCACTCACGCTACTGTACAAACTTGGGCTCGGTAAGACATCTTACCGAGCTCATTTTATTATAAGTATCATTGACAACTCCCAAAAGATAGTGTATTATAATAATATGAAATGTAAAATTATCCTAAAAGATGAGGTTAATTGTAAAGTTGAGGGTCTTGACTTACAAACTCGTCGCAAGTGTGAACAGAAACTAAAGTTCTTTTTACCTTATGCAAGACATGTACCAGCTTATAAATTAGGTCGTTGGGATGGATGTGTTGGATTTTTTACTATGGGAGGCAATACTTTTGTCAATGCACTTAGTCATGTTATTCCAATATTACAAGAACAACGATATGATTTTGACATAGAAGACAATCGTAATAGTTGGGACTTAAAGTTTTCAGAAATAACTGAAGAACATTTTAGTGATCGAGTATGGCCAGATAAACATCCAGCCGCAGGTGAGCCTGTAGTGCTACGTGATTATCAAGTAGACATCATTAATAAATTTATTAACAATACACAAAGTATTCAGGAAATTGCCACTGGTGCAGGTAAGACATTAATGACTGCCGCACTCAGTAATCTAATAGAGCCATACGGGCGTAGTATTGTAATTGTACCTAATAAAGACTTGGTTACACAAACAGAAGCAGACTACATTAACTTGGGTTTAGATGTGGGTGTGTACTTTGGTGACCGCAAAGACTTTGGCAAGACACACACCATTTGTACATGGCAAAGTTTAAACATCATGGAGAAACGTTTCCGTGATGGCGAACAAGATTGGGGACTGGACGAATTTGCAGAAGATGTAGTATGCGTTATGGTAGACGAAGTACACCAGGCAAAAGCAGATGTACTAAAGAAATTACTTACAGGTCCGTTCCGTAATGTACCAATTCGTTGGGGGCTAACAGGCACAATACCCAAAGCAGATCATGAACGACTGAGCTTAGAAGTAAGTTTAGGTGAAGTTGTGCATCAGTTAGCAGCCAGTGAGTTACAAGATCAAGGTGTACTAGCACAGTGTGATGTTAACATCTTGCAGTTACAGGATTCAGTTAGTTATGGTAATTATCAAAGTGAACTTACTTACCTAACAACAGATAATAATAGACTAGACTATATGAGCGAGCTTATTGCACGTATGGCTGAATCAGGCAACACACTTGTACTGGTTGACCGTATCAAAGCAGGCGAAGGATTGCTAGAAAGATTGGGCGATGACACTGTGTTTATCAGTGGATCAATGAAAAGCAAGGATAGAAAAGACGAGTATGATGAAGTTAGTGAGGCAGACAATAAAATTATTATTGCAACCTATGGTGTTGCGGCTGTTGGTATTAATATTCCTCGCATTTTTAACTTGGTACTCCTTGAACCTGGTAAGTCATTTGTTCGAGTAATACAGAGTATCGGTCGTGGTATACGTAAAGCACAAGATAAAGATAGTGTTCAAATATGGGACATTACTAGCAGTGCAAAATTTAGTAAAAGACATTTAACAGAGCGTAAAAAATTCTACAAAGAAGCAAACTATCCGTTTAGGGTAGAGAAAGTAACCTATAAATGAAAATATTAACCGTTGACAATCAATGTTATGATTTAGATTATGTACCAGAAGAAATAGAAGACATACGATATTGTGTGTTGGATTATAGCGATAAAGACAATGCAGATTATATATTTGTGCCACTGGTATTTTTAGAAAGTTTTAATAGTCCAGCCGCAGTATTGAAAATTGGAAACCGTCTAGTTAATGTGCCGCTAGATTGGAGTCTTGTTGTGTGTGATCCAAGTGTTGGTGATCCAGAAGTATTGCCAATTACAAGTTTAAATGATCGTGGCTTTAAAGGATTTGTATTTAATCCAATTACAGGCTTCATGCCAGAATTTATAGAAGTAGAAATAGTAAACATATACCAAGATATGAAATGGTATTTTCCAAAGCTCAAGTATGGACATATATTAGCAGTACCTGTTGAAGAAAAGGATAACCCAAAGTGTATGTATTTTGTAAAAGAAACAAGTAAAATACCAGATGTATTAAGCACAGAGGATTTGTGGTAGTGAGTAAAAAAACTTGTGATGCTTTCCTTTGTAGTAACCGTGTTCCTGCCAAATATAGATACTGTTATGATTGTGCCAAAGCTCGAGGACACATAGGTAATAATGGAATAGGTATTTTTGGCTGGGCGGTTATATTTTTAATTTTATGGGCAGTGTTTGGATGAGTGGGCAACGGCGTTGGTTAAAACTTTGGTCGAGAACAGTTGGCATGCCAGTTGGCGTCAATGATGACGACAAGCCTGAGTTTTTACCTATCACACAAGACGATGTACATAAAGCATTGTGGTTTAGAACGTTCTGGATTGTCTTGCATATTTTAACATGTTGCTTTATAATAGTTGGTAACGGAAAGACTATTGGATTATGGTAGACAAACTTAATATCAATGAAGAGATGCGAGTAATCGACACAAAGGATCGATCTTGGTGGGATACTCTTACTGAAGAAGAAGTAGAAAAATTTAGTAAAGGAATGTGGACACAAATGCGCTGGGCTACCAGTGTTACTGGAGGTAAAGAAGCAGAGTATTTGTTACTGGTAAACTCTTATGTAAATGAACATTTTAATGTACTGGCCAAGCATCAACGTTTACAGCATCAGTTATTACAAATAGCTGGCAGTGAAGGAAAAGTACGACCTCGCAAATGGCTTCCGCCAGGTAAAAGAGGTAAAAAGAATAAACTCATTGACTGGTTAGTAACACAATATCCACAGTGTAATAATGATGAACTTGAAATAATTGCAGCAACAACTGACAAAAAAGAATTTCGTGATATTATGGAACAACAAGGTATGAAGCCCAAAGAGATTAAAGAGTTGCTAAAATGAAATGTGATTACTGTGGTAAAATTTTTAAGCGTGAAAGCACACTTATGTCGCATATCTGTGAAAAGAAAAGGCGTTGGTTACAGAAAGACTTTCCTGAGACAGTTGCAGGATTTTTGGCATATGATTTATTTTATCGTTTGGGTATGCAAAGTAAACCTAAAGATTATAAAAGTTTTGTAGATAGTCAGTATTTTAGTGCATTTGTTAAGTTTGGAAGTTATTGCTTAAATGCAAACGTTATTGATACTGAAGCGTATACTCGTTGGCTAATACGTAAACAAGCAAAACTCAAGGACTGGCCAACTGATCGTATGTATATGCTATTTGTAAGAGATCATGTAAAGAAGGAATCAGTTGAAAGAGCCCTAGAACGTTTTGTACAAGATGCTAGTAAGACGTCTTACTTTCAAGACTTCTGGGAACGGGCCGGTGGTTACTTGATTGCAGACTGGGTTGAGAGCGGAAAGATATCTCCCTGGATTATAATCTGTAGCAAACGAGCACAAACGGCACTTAAAAATATGCCAGAAGAATGTTTTAACAGAATAGCCAACAGTGTTGACGCTGGATATTGGGGAAAGAAAACAGAACAGTCGCCGCAGGATGCCGCTTGGGTAAAGCATATAATAGACGGAGAGACTATTGATTAATGTATATAGTAGTGTAATAAACTTTTTTAAAGAGAGTTATAAACTTTCTCCACTTGCATTTTATTGTGAATTGGGAGAGACAGCTCTTGTTATGGCGGCAAGCGCCATATTAACATTTACAGTGTTGGATCCAGCAACACATATTTTTATTCCACTTTACTTAATTGGTAGTATTTTAGCCGTTATAAGTACAACAATACGTAAAGCGGCATTTGCTATGGTATTGTGTGGATGGTTTGTTTTAATGAATAGCATCGCAATGGTGCAGTTATTTTTATTATAGGATAGAATATGCCAGATATTGATTTAGATTTTGCTAATAGAAATTCAGCATTGCAGTTGGTAAAACATGTACCAGCTAGATTAAAAAATAAAAAGCATAACACAGGTGTATATACACACCGAGTGCCAGTAGATCCGATGACTGGATACTGCACAATAGATCATAAAAAAGCTGACGAAACTGGTTACTTTAAACTAGATGTACTTAATGTTAGCATATATAAAGATATAAGAGATAATGATCATCTTAGCCAACTGATGGAAAGGGAGCCATTATGGCAACTACTGGAGCACAAAGATTTCGTCGACAAAGTATTTCATCTGTCAGGGCACGACACACTCTTAAAACAATTGAAGCCTACTTCAATAGAACAATTAGCTGCAACATTGGCAATTATACGACCAGCAAAACGCTATCTGGCAAATCAAAGTTGGGAAACTATATTACAGGAAGTTTGGAAAAAGCCAACTGGAGATGAGTATTACTTTAAAAAAGCGCATGCCATCAGTTACGCCGTAGCGTGTGTGGTACACATTAATTTGCTATGTGAGAAATTAGGACAATAATATGGAAACAAAAGAATTTTTAGATACAATAAACCATAGGGGTTTTGTAGTAGGACAAAATCATTTTGATAAAGAGATGATTGTGGAACTAAATCAATTTGGTGAAGGATTAGGACCAGAACGTGGACATGATTTAAATCGTAAATGGTATGGATGGAATACTATTGAAAAAATGAAAGACCCACTCAATGAAGTTAACTGGGCATACTATTGGACAAAGCAAGTAGAACATCCACACATTAGTTTTATACAAAAGGAACTTAGCCCATATGCTGATATTGCGTTTGGTCATGGAAACTGGGAATGGTATGTGCAGGACTTTATTGTACTACATCCAGGTATGAATTTTTATCGTCCACATATTGATACTCCATACCGATTTAAAGAGTTTAAATATAACATGGATTTGCTGGGTTTGCAGTTTATGGTAATGATGTGTGACTTTAATGAGGATAACGGTGCTACAGGTTATGTGCCAGGAACACATCGATATATTCAGGATACTGAAAAGTTACAAAAGAACAGTGAAGCATGGGAATCATTCTTTGTTGATAACTATGAGCAGTATAAAGCAGATGCAGGAAGTTTTGTTTGTTGGCATCCACGTTTGTTGCACAGTACAATGCCTAATAAAACCAATGAGATTAGACGTGCACTGTTAATGCATGCAGCAGAAAAGAAAACTATCAGACGTCTGCAGGTAATAGACCCCCAGAGTAATTTAAATTTAAGATCTACGTAACTTTACGTACTAGTTGTATATTTCGACGTTTAACACGTTTTTGTATAATGTTACTTAAACTAATTGTTGGACCATGAACTACTTGGAAATCTTTAAGACTGAATGTTACTAAGGTTGGACGATATTTTTCCCAACGACTTTTAAAAATAATATTAATTGGGATCATACGGTTTGTTCCCCACCACCATTCTTCACCTAGATCTAAAAATTCTTGTTTGCTTGGTACGTCTTTTATATTGTCGAAACAGTACATACTTGCCATGTGTTGGTCAACATTTTGCATAATTCCAATATATTCATTGCCGCCATAGGCAACTAATGTTAAGAATGGAAAGTTTTCTAATAGTTTCTGATATTTTTGTGGTATATGTGTCATTCAATTACTACTTATTCAAATAAATACTTGTGGAGATCATAACATGAATTATCAAGGTACAGCGTACAACTACAACCAAAGAAGCGAAATCTTATTGCCTTCTCGAACAGGCACAACATATTATAGTCCACAAAATCATAAGCCACTTATTGCTTATGAAGGGATAAACAACGATTTTGAATTCTTTGTTTCCGATACGAATCGCAAACCAGTTAGTCTTGCAAATAAAACATTTACAGCTCGGGTAAACAATAGAACTACAAATGTTGCTGTTGTAACAAAAACTCTTATTTCGTTAGATACAACAGATGCTGGTTCATTATTACTAAGACTTTCTGAATCTGATATGGGTAAACTTTCTCCTGCTTTATATGATATCACTATTACTTATACCAAACCAGATAGTAGTGTTTTTGGATTGTATAGTGATCAAAATGCACGTTTAACATATGTCTTGGAAGTAAAAGAAAATCCAGGATCCAATGTTGTTGCTAGTAATGAAGGCACATCGTTCCCTGCGCCTAATTATGCAAGCTCGCCATTTGCCAGTACAGCACAAACAACTAATAGTGATGGAACAAATACTGTTGTAGCATATACTACTAATTTTAGCGGAAAGTTTTATGCCGAAGCTACTTTAGAAATAGACCCTGCAGAGCGTGATTGGTTTGAGATACAACTTAATGCTGGTGATGCAGAAAACTATTGGACCTTTAGTAATGCTACTGGGCTAGAACCGTTTACATTTGATGGTATGTTTATGTGGGTAAGGTTCCGTTTTGTTGCTGACGCAGGCAACCAAGGAACACTTGACAAAGTGCTATATAGAGCGTAATATACATATATGATAGTTTTGGATTTTGTACGTCAGAGTATTCCTGGTGGCTGGAAGAAGTCTCCTAGTGGATGGGTCAGTGGAAATTGTCCAATGTGCCACACTCGTGGACACAGTAGAGATACTCGTGGCCGTGGCGGTTTAGCATTTGATGTAGACCGTGTACAATACAATTGCTTTAACTGTGGTTACAAAACAGGCTGGAGCCCTGGCAAACGTATCAACAAAACACTAAATGATTTGTTAGTTGCATTTGGTGCAGATCCTGCACAAGTACAACGAGTTAACTTTGAGCTACTTAAAGAGAATGAAAAAGATCAAGTAGCACAACAGTTTATGAAGACAGCAGAAGTCAAGCATAAAACTAAAGTTAACTGGCTAGGCATGAACTTGCCTAAGAATGCAACGCCGTTTAAAGATGTACAAACACATCATCTTAATCCAGGACAACTGGAAAGTTTTGTGAAAGCAGTACAGTACGTTGAAGATCGTGGTATGAGTTTTTATGGTGAGTGGCGCTGGACACCAGAAAGCCATTTCAGAAATCGTATTATACTGCCGTTCTATTATAAAAACAAAGTGGTTGGGTATACTGCTCGTTGGGTAGGTACGCCTCCTGATAAAGCTACACCAAAATACTATCATCAGATGCCTAAAAACTTTGTATACGGATTGGATACTCAACACAAACATAAGTATACAATCGTTACAGAAGGACAAATGGATGCACTACTAGTAAATGGTGTTAGTGTTGGGGGTAATACTCCTAGCAATGTACAGTGTGACATTATTGATGATTTAAAGAAAAAAGTTATAGTTGTGCCTGATGCAGATAGCGCAGGCATGGACTTAGTAAAAGCGGCCATCCGTAGAGGATGGAGTGTAAGTTTCCCACCATGGGAAGGATGTAAAGATGCCGCAGATGCGGCTTTAAAATACGGAAGATTATTTACCGTGAGGAGTATATTAGAGAGTGCTGAAAGCAACACAACAAAGATACAATTACTTGCAAAATCCTATTGTAGATGATTATAATATAAGGGATGAAAATTTTTGGAGACAAGTAGATAAGATGAAACACATTAGCGCATACACTGATTTGCACAATTCTTGGACTAAGTATTTTGCTTGGTGGCCAACTCGTAGTGATCACAGCGGAAAGTTTATCTGGTTGACAAATTATTGGGAATACGCTATAACTATGGATATGCATGGTAAAGTGCCACTCAAGGGTGACGCCTGGCGAATGATCTACACTCGAGAGGAATATATATTGAAGAAGTTAACAAATAATGAGTGAAGAGTACACAGAAGATCTACAAAAACTTTACATAGAGTTTTTACTTGCAGAGAAAGATTTGTTTGTACGTTGTAATGCGATTACAAATAGCAAATACTTTACTCGCAAGTATCAGCCTGTTATGGATTTTATACAAGAGCACGTTGATGGCTATGGTGACTTGCCTACACATGAACAAATCAAAGCCAAAGTAGGACAAGATTTTGATGATGTTGGTAGCAAGATTACTGATGATCACAAAAAGTGGTTTATGGATGAGTATGAAAAGTTTTGCAGGCATAAAGCACTGGAAGGTGCTATCCTGGAAAGTGCAGATAAACTGGAACGGCATGAGTACGGAAGCGTTGAGAAAATTATCAAGGATGCAGTTAGTATTGGACTAGCAAAAGACTTTGGACTTAACTATTGGGATGATCCTGCAGGACGTATTCAAAGTATCAAAGACAACCGTGGACAAAACAGTACTGGTTGGGAGAGCTTGGATAAAGTATTGTATGGTGGATTTAATCCAGGAGAACTAAACATCTTTGCTGGTGGTAGTGGTAGTGGTAAGAGTTTGTTTATGCAAAACATGGCACTCAACTGGAGTTTGGCTGGCAAAAATGTAGTTTATGTTAGTTTGGAACTTAGTGAAGAACTATGTAGTATGCGACTAGATGCTATGCTTACAAACATGAGTACAAAAGAAGTCATGCGCAATGCTGAAGATGTTGAACTTAAAGTACGTATGGCAAGTAAAAAAGCAGGCATACTACAAATGATACAAATGCCAAATGGTAGTACTATTAACGATATCAAAGCATACATTAAAGAATATCAAATACAAAAAAACATTAAAATAGATGCATTGTTTGTTGACTACTTGGATCTAATGATGCCTGTAACAGTAAAAGTTAATCCAAGTGATCAGTTTATTAAAGACAAGTTTGTAAGTGAAGAACTACGTAACTTAGCTATTGAACTTAACATATTGTTTGTAACAGCTAGCCAACTTAATCGTGGTGCTGTGGATGAAGTAGAGTTTGATCACAGTCATATTGCAGGTGGTATTAGTAAGATTAATACAGCAGATAACTTGATTGGTATTTTTAGTAGTCGTGCAATGCGTGAGCGTGGCCGTGTACAGATCCAGTTTATGAAAACACGTAGTAGTAGTGGTGTTGGTAGTAAACTAGATTTGGGTTATAACATGGAAACCCTACGTATTACAGACTTGGATGAAGATGAACAAGGCGAAGAAGGACAAGTATCAAGCATTTATCAGAGCTTAAAAAATAAAGCAACTGTTAGCCCTGCTGGTACTGAGTCAGCACAACCAACAACAACAAGTGTTAACAGTGCAGAGCGTCTACAAAATTTACTTAAACGAAGGGAATAATTGCTAAACTGATAATGCCGTTGACCTTATGTGTATCTAAAATTTGATGTACGAACAACGGGCGAGATATTAGCCTGAATGTTGCCCGCATCCCATAGTTGATATAATTCTTATTGCCTATGGTTCCTAAGTCCTACTATCCGGAAATGCAAAGTTGCCATAAGTACTATCCACTATCAGTTTAGCAACAATATTTATAAATAGTAGTGATATGAAACGTAAAACGAGATCTATTTTAGAAGAAATTAATGCAATGTCACCAAGGCGTGACAAGAAGCATATTGTTGAAGCAAATGCTGAACAAGTAATTGTTACTGCAATAAATCTTATTGATTTAATTAATGAGACATTTGATGTTGAAACAGCGGCAGACTTAAACAAACGTTTAATTAATTCAATCCGCACCAAAGATCCTCGAAAGTTTAAAAGAGGGGTATCAAAGCTATGAGAGTTAGAGATATTATAGGTGGATCATCTAAGCGTAAATTACGCCGTGGTAGCCGAATTAAAAGATTAAGACAGGAAGATTTTCATCTTAAAGAAGGCGGAAACATATTTCCTAACAGTGTGAGCTTTGATCACAAAATGATACCAGGTATCATGAAAACAGTTAATAGTGTATTAAGTAAAACTGGCAGTACTGCTATTCCAATTGGCAGTGGGGCAACTCCAACTCCTGGCAAAGTCAGTGGAGACTTGGATATGATTGTTGATGTAGATCAACTCAAGCAGCACTTCAATATGGCAGACGCTAAAGATGGCGACATCCGTAAAAAGCTACGTCAAGTATTTGACTTGGCAGGACTTAATACAGCACAAAGTGGTACTAGTGTACACGTTGAAGTACCTATGGATGATCATACACACCAAGTAGATATTATGGTTGTACCAAATGCTGGTAATGCCGCAAAGTTTCATACACACAGTATTCCACAAGGTTCAAAGTGGAAAGGTGTAAACAAACAGATTGCACTAGCCAATTTAGCTAAAAAGAAGAATTTATTATGGTCGCCATACCAAGGCTTGTTTAAGCGTTTGGAAAATGGTAAGAAAGATCCAAACGGATTAGTAACAGATAATATTGATAAAGTAGCACAAGTATTATTAGGCCCAAATGCCACAGGAAAAGATATTGGCAGTGTAGAACAAATTATGGCTGCATTGGGTAAAGAAGCAGGCGATGCACTACTTGCAGATCTACGTGCTGATCCAAATTGGAAAGAACTAGAATGAGAGCCCGTCAGTTTTTAGCAGAAGCGGCTAAGGTAGGTCGTGAATATCAACACCTCGAAGATTTAGTATTTGCTGAAGGCAGTGCTGGCGCCTTAAGAGCGGCGAGTATATTACAAAGGCTCGGACAGGATTCAAAAGACGTAGCTATTAAATGGGATGGGAACCCTACTATCTATTGGGGCCGTGATGCAGACGGAACGTTTGTATTAACTGGTAAAAATGGATGGGGTAAAAGTAAAAGCACTAGCAGTGATGCACTTAAACAATTTGTTATGAGTACTGGTAAAGGCGAGGACTGGAGACAGGACTTTGCTGACAACATGGGTGACGTATTTGACATTATGCAACGTAATACACCAAACGACATTCGTGGATTTGTGTACGGAGATTTATTATATACACCATCTAAGCCATATGTTAGCAAAGACGGTACCTATCAGTTTGAACCAAATAATGTTTTATACACTATAGATGCTAACAGTGATACTGGTAAACGTGTTGGTACTAGTAGTATTGGCATTGCGGCACACAGTTTGTTCGGAGCATTTGGAGATAAACAAGGTACTCCTATTAAAGATACAGCACGTCTAAACACAAACGAAGTAGTAGTGTTTGGACAAACATATGTACCACACCAAGCTAAAATAGAT